CAGCGCGCGTTCGGTACCTCGCTACGGAAGCCGGCGGGGCCGTAGCACTCGGCGAAACATACGCGCTCGCTAAAGGCGACCTTCTGGCCCTGCACGAGACGGTAAACCTTGACCGCCGCAGAGATCGGATAGGTCAGCGTTACCTCGACGGCCTTACTCTCGCCGCGATCGTCCTCCGTGGTGCCCTTGAATATCTTGGTCTCATCAGGGCCGTAGTCGGCTTCGTCCGCGCCGGCAAAGAGCTTCGTCCGATGCGCGGTGATCTCAAGCTCATTGATCCCCTGCATGACGACCTGCACGCGACGGCGGAGCTTCGAATTGTAGATCGGAACGATGTGCACCGGCTTCTTGAACGGATCGAGCTTGCGGACGGCGCAGTATTCGACGACCGCCATGATAATTTCCGGCGTCTCTGCGGCCGGAAACAAATCGCACAGGACACGCCATGCCGTCTCAGTGCCGTTGAATATCGCCGGCTTCTGATGGCGCGGCGCGATCGTTATCGCTTGCCGCTCGCGGGTTGCTGCCTGCGCCATGTCAGAGCTTCCTGATCTGTAGATATGGCGCCGGGTTCGATAACACCGCGCCGTCGATCGTCTCGCCGCGCTCCAGGTCCTCGTGGAGCGGCGTCTTCATCAGCACGCGCTCGGTCCGAAAGTATTTGTCGGGCACGAGACCTTCGTCGGTTATGACGACCGACGCGCGGCCCATGACCATGCCGGCGCGGCCGAGCTTGGCGCGATGCGACTTCTGTTCGAGCGCGGTCAACAGTTGCTCGACGATCTCGCGGATCGCCGCCGCGCGCGCCTTATAGCGATCGCGCCGGGCGGTCATCTCGCGCCGGAGATCGTCCGCCTCGATCTCGCGCCGCTCGCACCATACGACCGCGTCGATCGCGCGCTCTAGCAAGACCTCGGGATGAGTGATCTCGGCGTCGGCGAGTGCGGCGCTAATGATCTCCTCATCGTCCGCAAGCGTAGGATCGGCGGCGTACTGCGCGCGCAACTGTGACCACGCCGATACCGCGCGCTCTAGCTGCCATGCCGAAGGAACCCGTGGGGTGGTGTTTTGATCGCCGGAAATATCGGTCATGATTTGGCGCGTCTCCTATCCAGCCCGGCCATGACGCGGCTCGCATGACAGGCTAGGCACAATGTTGCCTTCTAGGCAATAGCGTCTGCAATCTATGCGGGACTGCGGCATTGACATTAAAACTGCGTAGGGTTCACAGTGAACGGATACCATCGCCCAGTAGGCAATGCGCGATCCGTCGCAAGAGGCGCGCTAAGAGGCGGTAGATACCCTAAACGACCTGAGCGGAGCTTTCAGGACATGCCCAGAGAAAAGCGGGCTGAGGGTCTCGGCCCACAAAAGACGGTACCACCTACTTACGCCGCGTTGGCCCTGAAGAAGATGGAGGAGAAGACAGATCGGCGGCTGGCGAAAAAAGCAGCGAAACGTAAGGCGAGTTCGGAAAAGCCGCGACTAGAGCCGTCCTAAGCTCCTGGCGCATATCTAAGCCTATTTTACCGCGAAAAATAAAGTCGAGCGTGCAGCCCGTCGAGCCGCAGATAACGACTAGCGTCTCGATATTGGGTTGCCTTGTCCCTTGTTCCCACTTGTTCAAAATCTGCGGCTTGATCTTCAAGGCGCGCGCCCAATCGGCCTGCGAATGCCCGAGCACCTCGCGGAGCATACGCAACCGGATACCGACGGCTTTGAGTGTTTGGCTGCTAATCGTCCGCTTAGCCATGCGTCTAGGATACTTTGCGCGACGGATTCTCGAAACCATATACATATTGCCCTTTAGGCAACATTATCGCCACGTCAAAAAAAGATCAAACGGTCTACCCGGCGACACTCCTGGCGATCTCATGAGCCATGCTTGACCGTTGCCTTGTAGGCAATTAGCGTCCGGCGGCTATGCAGCACAGCCGGATCATCGACGACCTATCGGACCGGCTCGGCGGACAGGTCCGGCTGGCGGCAAAGCTCGGGATGTCCAACACCACGATCAGCCATTGGCGCAACGATGACGGTATCCCGCCGCGTCACTGGCCGGCGCTGCTCAAGATTGCCAAGCGCGCGAAATACCGGCTGACGCTCGGTCAGCTTGTCGCCGGTCCAGCGCGGCCTGAGAGGAGCGATACCAAGCCCATTGAAGTCGCGTAAGGCGCGGAGCAATGCGCCAGACCTCGCGTCCCTTCAGGCTTACCGAGCCTGTGACCAGAGAGCATCCGCTTCAGGTCGAGATCACCAAGGTTCTGACGATGGAGATCGCGCCGGCCGGCAAGGTTAGCAAGGCCGGCGTCGTCTGGTTTGCGATCGACCATGCGAACTATGCCGGCGAGGTGCCCGGGGTCCGCATCGGTCGCGGCATTATCGCCGGCATCCCCGACCTGTTCGTGCTCCATCTCGGCCGCGCATACCTGATCGAGATCAAAGCGGCCGATGGGTCGCTATCCGATCCGCAGCGCTCGGTGCTCGCCGCTTTGTTCGCCGGAGGATCTTGCGTCGCCGTCGTCCGGAGCTGGGTCGAGGTCCTGGCCTGTCTCGATCAGTGGGAGATACCGCGCAACCGGAGAGTGAAGGTGGCGGCATGAGAGACGGGGGCAGAAAGGGGGACGGGCAGCATGAGTGACGATCCACGGCCATGTGAGCGAAAGTGCAAGGAATGCGGCGAGTGGAAACATCACTCGCGGTTTCGGGGACGTCAGCGCAGCCAAGGAAGCGCGCCACACAATACTGTGTGGCATTTCAATCCTGTCTGCAAGGACTGTGAGCAAAGGGCGCGCAACGAGAAGAAGAACGCCGATCGACCGCGCGCGATCGTCGAACAACGCGCCGCAGCCGCAGCCACAAAAGCCGGGGCCTCCCGACAATTCTTCTGGGTGCAGATGAACTATCGCGCCCTAGTCCCCGAACTCCGCGCCCTCATGACGGATGAAGGGCTGTGCAAAGGCTGTGGTCATCCGTTCGTAAACGAACGCGACATCCAGATCGAGCATATCGAACCGCCGCGGGACCGCGACGATTGGGCGCGCCTGCACGCTCGCAATCTCCGTCTGTGTTGCGGATCATGTAACCGAACCAAGGGACACAAGCCGTTCGCCGACTGGCTCGACGAACAAGAGGGCGCACGCCTAAGCCACTTCCAACAACCGAGCGTGGCGCCGCCCGACCTGCCACCCGCAAAGCCATTCCAGGCCAGTCTATTCGGCTGGGAATGATGTCGTTGTGAGCGGCCTGCCCTGGGGCAAGTTCTTCTGGAAAGACTGGCTCACCGATCCAGCCTTGTCCGTCTGCTCGCTCGCCGCTCAGGGCTTATGGATGCGTATGCTTTGCATCATGTCGATGTCCGAACCGCCGGGGCATTTGATCCTGCCGCCGACGCGCCGGAGCGAAAGCGAGGCGAAGCAGGTCGCCCGCATGTGTCATAGCGATGCGAGACAAGTGCGCCCCCTTCTTGATGAACTAGAAACGCGCCGAGTTTTTAGCCGCGACAATGGGGGGATGATTATCTCGCGGCGCATGATCAGAGACGCCGAACTTTCGGCACAAGGCCGCCATGCGGCTACGGAAGGATGGTAAAAGCGCAGAGGGGGACCCAAAGGCCAACCCAATTCGCAGCGACCCAATGGGGAGTCGATAGGGTCACACGAGCGCAACCCAATGCCTAGAGCAGATACAGATACAGACTCCCCCCCTAAGCGCCCCCGCGCTTCTCGATCTCGGAAACCGGAAGCAAAGCAAGCAAGCCGGAACGGCTTCACCGACAGCACTCTCGATGACCTGCAGGAGACCGATCGTGCGAAAGACCACCCACCTTCCGGTGGTGCGGCAGTGGTGCCAATCGCTCGGCATCTTGTCCGCCGTCAGCATTAGCCGGCAGGAAGCCGAGATGAAGCTTGCGGCGTATGTGCCGCTGCTGATCGATCGCTTCCCCGATGCCGCCTTTACCGCCGCCTCGCTCGAACACGTCGCCGCCCGCGCGGTCAAAGGCTTCCCCACTTATGGC